TGTCGCAACAGGCATCGGCATTGGTGCCAGGATTCAGTGATGCGGTGTTGGCATTCCGATCGGGACAGATAGGAATCGACCAAGTGCTGACAACCTTGAGAGATGGGGCTAGAAATTTCAGATCACAATTCAATGAACCTGCGGTATTGTTGGGCGGAGGACTAGAAAATTTAGCCAATGCCTTCTTGCCATTAAGCACATTGACCTTGGACACAGCCAAGGCATCCGAAGAACAACTGCTGGCACAAGAAAGTTTGACAAAAAATTTAGCAGAATTTAATGAATCCGCGAAGCGATTGAAAGCAGGGTTCGAAACGATACAAACATCGATACTGATAGGATTGGGTCCACTTGTCAGCGGACTGGTCGGAGGAACCAACGAGGGATTCATAATGATAGGCAACGCCCTGGCAAACTTTAGCAAGGACTTTCCGGGAGTCGTGGCCGCGGGATTCGTGGGAGCGTTGGCAGGCAAATATCTTTTTGACAAAGCGGCCCAGATACTGATCATAGCGGCAGGTGTAAGGATAGGACAAACCAGCCTCACAAGTTTCATGAAAGGCATCACCGGCACATTCATGAGAACAACAGGAACCATGCTGGGACTGTTTACGAGGATAGCAGGTCCGTTGGCATCGATTGTTACGATCTTGAGCAGTCTTTCTATGATCTTTAACGAAGAAACAAGAGCAAGAGGTGTCGGGGGAGTGGCAGGAGGAGTTGCCGGTTACCTGGGAGGCAGGATGGCGGCCAGAGCAATTGGTGCCGCGATTGGCGGAACCGTGGGTACATTTATCGGTGGACCTATAGGTACAGCGATAGGTACTGCCCTTGGTACTGTGATAGGTACCATAATTGGCCAGATGGTGGGAGGTTCGTTTGACAGCAGATTGACAGGTACCGACGGCGAAACAGGCAGATTGCTTGAAACCAAAGACACTCTGACAAAAGTTCACAAAGGCGAAATGGTATTGCCATCCAAGACCGCCAAAAAAGTGGCAGATGCTATCCAGGAAGAAGCAGTTACAAGTGTTGTGGATCAGGATATGATCAAAAACAATAAGTACCTTGAAGAATTATTAACAACAAATAAAAAAGTGGAGAGATATCTATCAACAGTGGCGGCGGCAACAGTCAAAACAGCAGATAACACTGGTAAAACAATCAGTAACATCAAGGCATTGGGAGGAATAATCCAATAATGTTCTTGATCTTTGCTTGTGAAAAAGGTATAATATAACGTATGGCTTGGAAAAAATATTTTAAAGATGCTAATATGTCGCCCATAGCAGGTGACAGAAATCCCCAGTTCGCTAAAAGAAACTACAGTTCTTATCTACCGGACGTGTACACAGGACACCCTAACAGAATACAGAGGTATTTCCAGTACGACCAAATGGACACCGACTCAGAAGTAAATGCCGCTCTTGATATTTTGGCAGAATTCTGCACACAAACCAATCAAGAAAACGAAACACCATTTGACATCGTTTTCAAAGATGACGTTGTTGAATCGGAAGTCAAACTGTTAAAGAAAGCGTTACAGCAATGGACAAAAACAAATCACTTTCAGAAAAGAGCATTTAGAATTTTTAGAAATGTTTTGAAATATGGAGACTGTTTCTTTGTCAGAGATCCGGAAACAAACAAGTGGTTGTACATCGATGCCGCCAAGGTAGACAGAATTATTGTAAATGAATCAGACGGCAAAAAACCAGAACAATATATTGTAAGAGACATAAATCCAAACCTCGAAAGATTGAGTGCCACACAGGTTACACCAAACCAGGTGTATGGTGGTACAGGCACAACATCTGGTCCTTATCACGCAAACTATTCGTCGGCTGGATATGGATACAACATCAATTCGGGTGCCGGCGCCGCCGGTGGACAAGGTGGAAGATTCTATCGTACCATGAATCAGTATGCAATCAACGCCGAACACGTGGTTCACATGAGTATGTCTGATGGGTTAGACAACTTGTTTCCGTTTGGACAATCCATACTAGAACAGATTTTCAAAGTTTACAAACAGAAAGAATTATTAGAAGACGCAATCATTATCTACAGGGTACAGAGAGCACCAGAAAGAAGAGTGTTTTATATTGATGTGGGTAATATGCCAACACACTTGGCAATGCAATTCGTTGAGAGAGTGAAAAACGAAATCAACCAGAGAAGAATTCCTTCAACATCGGGTGGTGTAAACTACGTGGACGCCACATATAACCCGATGAGTATTAACGAGGATTACTTCTTTCCACAAACAGCAGAAGGTAGAGGTTCTAAAGTTGACACACTACCGGGTGGTACTAATCTAGGTGAGATCGATGACCTTAAATTTTTTACAAACAAACTGTTCAGGGGTTTAAGGATTCCGAGTTCTTACTTGCCCACTGGACCGGATGATTCGCAACAATCATTCAATGATGGAAGAGTAGGAACAGCATACATCCAAGAATTAAGATTTAACAAATATTGCCAAAGATTACAGTCAATGGTAGCACCCATATTTGACGAAGAGTTTAAATTATGGATCAAAGCAAAAGGTTACACACTGGATAACTCTATGTTTGAAATCAAAATGAATCCACCACAAAACTTTGCACAATACAGGCAGACAGAAATGGACCAGGCCAGAGTCCAGACATTCACTCAAGTGGCAGAACTGCCGTATATGAGTAAAAGATTTGCTCTAAAACGTTTCTTGGGATTATCTGAAGAGGAAATGGCAAGAAATGCGGAACTATGGGCACAAGAAAACAATGTGGCACAGAAACAACAGACAAAATCAACACAGATGAGATCGGCAGGAGTGAGTCAGTCGAACATTTCATCCGATCTAGATCAATTTGAAGAGCCTACAGCAGACGCCGAGGCACCCGAACCAGGTGGACCGGGAGCAACACCCGGAGCGGCAGGACCGACCGGTAACACAGGCACACCAGGAACAACCCCCGGTGGCGGAGGCACAACGTAATAAATATTGTTATGAAACTAAATGAAATGTTTGGATATGGTGAATCGGGTTTTGAACAACAGAAAAATTACGACGCTGACCAAGATATTTCCATACTAGACTCGGAAGACACTAGAAAAACAAGGCTAACACTCAAAGACATCAACAAAATGAGATTGGCCTCGGAGCATCACGACCAAGAACAAAAGGCAGAATCCGAATTTGTTCAAAAGATGTATGCTCAACCACAGGCAGAAGATAATATATCTCTGTAATGACCACAGCATTTGTACTAGGAAACGGCGAATCCCGTAAAGGCATACTCATAAACGACCTCAAGCAACACGGCAAGGTGTTCGCCTGTAACGGTGTCTACAGAACAGAGACGCCTGATTTCCTTATAGCAGTTGATCCAAAAATGATATTTGAAATTTTTGAATCAGATTATGCTGTCAAAAACCCAGTTTGGACCAATTACAATCATCAATATGACAAAAATCCCAAAATACTGGACCACTGCAACTGGTTTCAGCCGTCTTTGGGATGGTCCAGCGGCCCCACAGCACTTAGGTTTGCGGCGGAACAAGGATTTGACAATATATATGTGTTAGGTTTCGACTATCAAGGACACATTAATAATAGTAAAAACAAAAATTATATGTTCAACAATGTGTTCAAAGACACACGAAATTACAAAAAATCCGTAGACACAGCGACTTTTTACGGCAACTGGATGAACCAAACCAAACGGGTGCTACAGGATTTTCCTAAAATAAATTTCCATAGAGTTGTTCCTAACAATGGCTTCAAACCCCATGACTTGGAATTCAATCAAAACTTTAAGCACGTACATATCGAAGAATTTCTCAAGATATATAACTTACAGATAAAAATCTAGAAAAAATAACCTTTTTTGGCCGCTTTTTGCCACCATTTTCGCAAGGTTATAGTAAATACCTACACTTTAAAGTACAAATCTAAAAGGAGCACGTGCAATGTCAAATAAATTTGAACAATTATTAGAATTGCTAATCAATGAAGAAAACGAAAAAGCGGAATCTTTATTCCACGAAATCGTTGTAGAGAAGTCAAGAGACATCTACGAAGGGTTAGCAGAAACAGACGAAACTAAAGCAGAAGAAAAAGTAGAAGAAACTTCAGAAGAAAAAGTAGAAGAAACTACTAAGGAAGAAAAAGTAGAAGAAACTTCAGAAGAAAAAGTAGAAGAAAAAGTAGAAGAAACTTCAGAAGAGGCCAAAGAAGAACAAGTTGGTGAAGAAGTTGAAATCGAAGACAAAGCAACTGAATCTGAAACTACAGAAGAAGAGTCAATCGAAGAAGTTGGTGGCGACGCTACTGATGAATTAGTGAAAGACATTTCGGCTGAAGAAGAAGGTGAAGCAGAACAGGCCGCTGACGACATGGGTGACGAAATGGGTGCCGATGCTGAAGCAGGCGATGATGCTGAAGACACTGAAGAAAGAGTTTCTGACTTAGAAGACGCTTTAGACGAACTAAAAGCAGAATTCGAAAAAATGATGGCTGGCGACAATGACAAACCAGAAATGGAACCAGAAATGGAACCAGAAATGGACAAAGAAGAATCATTGGAACCGGTTGCTGACCAAACACAGCCAATGGAAGCGAAACACGACGACAAGAAAAAAGAAAAAATGGATGAATACAAAATCCAAAAGTCGGCGGATAACGCAGACCATTCAGACAAAGGCGCAAAATCACCAGTTAACTCATCTGTTAAATCAGCAGGTGGTACTACTGCCAACATAGCAAAAGGCGGAGCAGAAGACAAAGGAAGACCGGCTCCAACTGCTCAAAAAATGGCAGGTGACTTTGAAAACACAGGCGGAAAAGACAAATCTACTTCTTTCAAGAAGCAAGAGAAGGCTAACACTGCCGATGGTTCAGACAAATCAGCAAAATCTCCAATTAACGCAAAAGCGAACTAATTGAGATTTTAGGAGAAGGTCGGGATGTCATTATATCTTAGAGAACACTTAACCTTTGATCAGGCTAGAGTACAGGTTTTGCACGAGGGAAAAGACGGCAAGGATTTGTACATGAAGGGGATCTGTATTCAAGGCGGCATCAAAAATGCCAATCAAAGAGTTTATCCTGTTAATGAAATTCAAAAAGCAGTGAAAACACTCAATGATCAGGTCAGTTCTGGTTACAGCGTACTAGGTGAAGTGGATCATCCAGACGATTTAAAAATTAATTTGGACCGTGTGTCTCATATGATTACTGAGATGTGGATGGACGGTCCAAATGGATACGGCAAGATGAAAATCCTGCCAACACCGATGGGTCAACTTGTCAAGACTATGTTGGAATCAGGTGTGAAACTGGGCGTATCGTCAAGAGGAAGTGGCAACATTTCCGAATACGGTGGCGGCGAAGTTTCAGACTTTGAAATCATCACAGTCGATGTTGTGGCCCAACCTTCGGCACCGGGTGCTTACCCAACCCCAATCTACGAACATTTGTTGAACACAAAGGGCGGAATGGCGGCAAAGGGTCTGGCGGCTGAAGTTGCAAATGACAAAAAAGCACAAAAATACCTCAAAGAGGCACTAACCAACATAATAAAGGACTTGAAATAAAATGTTCGACGCAATATCAAAACTAGTTGAGTCAGGCGTTATCGGAGAAGATACTAAAAAGTCAATCGAAGAAGCGTGGGATTCAAAAATAAAGGAAAACAGAGAGCAAGTGACTGCTGAACTGAGAGAAGAGTTTGCCAAAAGATACGAGCACGACAAATCAAACATGATCGAAGCAATTGACAAGATGATGACTGATAAGTTGAGCGAAGAAATCAGCAAATTCGTTGAAGACAGAAAACAACTTGCTGTTGAAAAAACGAACTACAAGAACAAAATGGGCGACCATTCTAAAAAAATG